AGATTGTTTTAATAAAACATGAGGAGAAACTGTTTGAAGGTTATCAAGATGAGATCGCATACCTTGTAGAGCATGAGGGTAGGAATAAATTTATTCGCAATCTTGCTTGTGATCTAGAAGGGAACAACTTAATTCTTTTCAAATATGTAGAGCGTCATGGGGTTCCTCTTTACGAGATGATAAATAGTCATACAGATAAACCAGTACATTTTGTACATGGTGGGGTTGATGTCAATGATCGGGAAGACATTAGATTGCTAACTGAACAATCTAACAATGCAATTATTGTTGCTTCATACGGTACTTTTTCCACAGGCATTAACATCAAAAGACTACACAACGTTATCTTCGCAAGTCCTTCAAAGTCCAGAGTTCGCAACCTACAATCTATTGGTCGTGTCCTAAGGAAAGGCGAAAATAAATCTCAAGCAACATTATATGATATTGCTGATGATATCTCTACCGATAGAGGTAACAACTATACACTCAACCACTTGATGGAGAGGGTCAAAGTCTATAACGAAGAAAAGTTTAATTATGAAATCATAGATGTCAAAGTAAAAGCTTATGATTAATTACGCAAAACATGATGAAGAGTTCTACGGCATTTTCAAATTAGTTAACGGTGAAGAAGTTCTCGGTAAAGCAGTTGCCACCGAGGATGAAGGAGAGACTTTAGTTTTTCTCCAAGATCCTGTTTCTGTACATGCCGTCACTAAAGAAATTGGTGAAACAAAAGTTGTACGTGGTGTAGGATTTGCAAAATGGATGCAGATGTCTGATGAAGAATTCTTTATCCTCAGGGAAAAGGATATCATCACGGTCGCGTCTATGAGCAAAGAAGTTATACTAATGTATGAAGCATACATTCTAGGTGATGAAGTTGTATCTAAAAAAATGTCCCAGAATCAAGCGGACATCAAACAGACCGCAGGATACCTAGGAAAAATAAATGAAGCTCGTGCTCTTTTTGAGAAACTGTTTAAGATATAAGCTAAACCAACCCTTGAACCCTTACAGTGTTATTGTACTTGGAATTGACAGAATTGTCAAGTATGTTATAATATAAACAATGCCAACGAGGATATGAAAACTTCACCAAAGAAAAAACAACACTACGTTGATAACCAAGAGTTTCTCGCTGCTATCATCAAGTATAAAGAAAAAGTTGAAATTGCAGAAATCAAAGGTCTGCCAAAACCTCGTGTGAATAATTACATTGGTGGTTGCTTCTTGAAGATTGCAACACACCTATCATACAGACCAAACTTTATCAACTACATGTATAAAGATGATATGGTCTGTGATGGTATTGAAAACTGTATTCAGTACATCGATAACTTTGATCCTGCAAAGAGTAGGAATCCATTTGCATACTTTACACAGATTGTTTATTATGCATTCCTTAGACGTATTGCAAAAGAAAAACGTCAGATGGATATCAAAGATAAGATCTTAGAAAAATCTGGTTACGATCACGTCTTTACAGTTGACGGGGACGCTCATCCAGACTATAATCATATCAAGTCCCGTGTTGAGATGAACAGCAAACGCTGATGTACCCCACTCTTATTCTAGATAATTTTTTTGATTGTCCTGATAGGGTAGTTGAGTATGCAAACTCGCTACCCTTTTATCCTGGAAACGGAAATTGGCCAGGGAAACGTACTGCGCCATTAAGTACATTCAATGAAGTTTTTAATCAGGAAATCTGTCAGAAGATATTGAATATTTTCTACCCAGAAGATAATTATATGTTTATCGCTGAGGTGTGTTTCCAAAAGATTGAACCATATAGTGAAGATCAATACGATATTAAAAATAGAGGATGGATTCATCGAGATGATAATCATCACTGTGGTGGGATCATCTATCTAACCAAAGATCCTGAACCTGATACTGGCACTTCGATATATGAATCCAGAACAATCGGCGGCAACCGCTCAAACGCAGATGAAGATTGTAAGGTTCGATTCTATACAGGGCAACCAGTTTCTGATGAAGAGTATGAAAAGCATTACTACTCTACACCTGATAAGTGGAAAGAAACTGTAACAGTTGAGAATGTGTATAATAGATTGCTTATGTTTAACAGTACTGCTTTCCATGGAGCCAAAACATTTGGAACTAAGGAAAGACTGACTATATCATTTTTCTTTAAATCCATTTGCTCTAGCAAGTTTACTCCTCCTGGAATTCGAGTATGAAAGTTCTTTTGATCACTGACCAACACTTTGGTGTTCGTAATGACAATCAACATTTTTTAGATCATTACAGAAAATTCTACAATGAAATTGTAATACCTTTTATCAAAGTATCTAAGATTGATACTGTTTTATGTTTGGGTGATACGTTTGATAAGCGTAGATCAATTAACTTTATGTCGCTAGATGCGGCAAAAGATATGTGGTTTAATCCTCTTGAAGAGATGGGTGTGTCGATGCACATGCTTGTAGGCAATCATGATATTTACTACAAAAATACTTTACGGGTTAATGCCCCAAATGAATTGCTTGGTGAATATGGAAACATCACGATACATGATGCACCTACCACTATTGATATTGATGGCACTTCTATACTTCTCCTGCCTTGGATATGTGATGAGAATAGAGAGCAGTCTCTTAAAGCAGTTGTAGAAAGTAATGCTCCTGTTGCTATGGGGCATCTTGAACTCAATGGGTTTGAGGCTCATCCTGGTCATGTGATGAATCATGGAATGGATCATTCTATGTTTGGAAAGTTTAAGAAGGTGTTCAGCGGACATTACCACGCTAAATCAAATCGTGACAATGTTTATTATCTTGGTAACCCTTATCAACTTTACTGGAATGACTATGGGTCTAAGAGAGGATTCCATGTATTTGATACCAAAACACTTAAGACAACATTTTATAGAAATCCCTTTGACACTTTCCACAAACTCTACTATAATGGTGGAGTTTCTATACCAGATGAGAACGAACTCAAAGGATCATTTGTCAAACTAATTGTCGAAAGCAAAGGAGATTATACCAAGTTTGATTATGCAGTAAGACAACTGCAAGATCTAGGACTTGCTGATCTAAAAATCATTGAAGATCTTAGTGTTGAACTGGAGAATGGTGACGCGGTTCTGGAAACCGAAGACACTTTAACCCTCCTGGATAACTACATAGATGAGATTGATTTAAAAGTTGATAAGAACAACATTAAAACTGTTATGCGATCTTTATACATCGAAGCTTCAGAACTCTAATGTTTATCTTAACGGATACTGCTAGCGGTGGCATTTATGCCACGACAGACAATTACGATAAAAAAGTCGTTCATATCTTTGAGCAAGAAGAAGACGCTCAGAGATATGTTGCACAATTAGTTGCCGATGATTATGAAGATGAATTAGAAATTATGGAAGTTGATCGTGAAGTTATTGCAATTAACTGCAACAACTATGGGTATCAATATTCGATTGTAACAAAAGACGACCTTGTAATTCCACCATAACATGATTACATTTGAAACTATTCGTTGGAAGAATTTTCTTTCGACAGGTGACCACTGGACTGAAATTGAATTAAACGAATCGCAATCAACCTTAGTAGTTGGTACTAATGGCGCAGGGAAATCTACTATGTTAGATGCTCTGTGCTTTGCTTTGTTTAACAAACCCTTTCGTAAGATTAATAAGGGACAACTAGTTAACAGTATCAATGAAAAGGGACTCAAAGTAGAAGTTACTTTCTCTATTGGTAATGATACTTATCGAGTGTTCCGAGGAATTAAACCTAATGTATTTGAACTTTATCGTAATGACAAACTGGTTGATCAGGATGCTGCCACGAAGGACACGCAAAAATATTTGGAGCAGACAGTCCTCAAACTCAATTTCAAATCATTCACTCAAGTTGTTATACTCGGATCATCAACTTTTGTCCCCTTCATGCAACTCTCTGCCAGTCACAGGAGAGAAGTTATTGAAGATCTACTTGACATCAACATCTTCTCAAACATGAATGCTTTGCTGAAAGATCGTGTCCGTACTTCTCTTGCTCAGAGTAAGGATTGTGATCATTTAGTTCATAGTGCAGAAGAAAGAGTGCAGTCTCAAAGGAAGTTAATCTCGTCTCTACAAGAGGTTAATGAAACTAGACAGAAGGAAAAGCAGCAAAGAATATTGCTGAATCAAGAAAGAATTGATGAGCAAGTTCTTAATAAGGAAAAGTATTCTAAAGAGCTTGATGAGATTGGTGACAATCTCCTAGAAGGTATTGAAGAACAACGAGACTTATTGAATGAACTTAGGCAGTCTCAGTCTGATGTTAATTCAGAACTAAAGAGCGCAGCAAAACAACTGAAGTTCTTCAAAGTTAATGATGAATGTCCTACCTGCCAGCAAGACATTGATAAGAATTTTAAGTTTGCTATGGTGGGTGCCTTAGAAGTTAAAGGTAAGAATCTCAGTAAAGAATTCAAAGGATTGACAGATAAGATTGGTGATTCCGTTTCTGTTATTGAACATATGGAAACAATTTCTAAAAAATCTTTTGAACTTCGCACTAGGATTACTCGTACCGATAAGGAAGTTGTTCGTTTAGAATTTGAAAATTTAGGAACCCAAAAAGAACTTACTGATCTTCTAACTAATACTCCTAACATTGATGCTGAAGTTGAAACTCTTACAGGACTTGAAAAGCAATTTGATCAAACCACAAAAGAATGTGGTGAGGTTCGTAAAACTCTTGCTGAGTATCAAGTAGTGTCAAATCTGTTAAAAGATTCTGGTATCAAAAGTCAGATCATTAAAAAATATATACCCATCTTCAATAATTTAATTAATAAATATCTCCAAAGCATGGACTTTTTTGTTAACTTTACTCTCGACGAAGAGTTTAGTGAAGTTATTAAAAGTAGATTCAGGGATGAGTTTTCGTATTCATCTTTTTCAGAGGGTGAGAAACAGAAGATTGACCTAGCACTTCTATTCACATGGAGAGAGGTTGCTAGAATGAAGAACAGTGTTGCTACCAATCTGCTTATCTTGGATGAAGTGTTTGATAGTTCGCTTGATTCTTCAGCAACAACAGAACTTCTTTCTATTCTTCGCAGTCTTGGTACAAATACAAATCTATTTGTTATCAGTCATAAGGGTGAGATCTTAGTAGATAAATTTTTACGAACCATTAAGTTTGAAAAGATTAATGATTTCTCAAAAATGTCGGATGATTCTTGATTGGGACAGTAACCAAAGTGGCACAGTAGTGTCCCCACACCTTGACGACAGTGCTATACTAAGATCAAACAAACAAAGAACTCCATGATCAACCAGGAAGTCAAGGGTACTCTTGCCAAACTCCTTGCTACTGAGAACCTCACCGTAGAGCATCGTAAGGTTAGTACCGCATGCTTTGACGTAGATAAACGTCTGTTGATCCTTCCTATCTGGAAGACTGCTTCTAACACCGTCTATGACCTTCTGGTAGGGCATGAGGTGGGGCATGCGCTATATACTCCTAATGAAGACTTCGGACCTGCTCCTAAGGCATTTGTGAATGTTCTAGAGGATGCACGTATCGAACGTATGATGAAGGTGACTTATCCTGGTCTTCGTAAATCTTTCTTTGTTGGATATAAAGAGTTATGGAATGATGATTTCTTTGGAGTCTGTGCAGAAGAGATATCATCACTTGCTTTGATTGATCGTATCAATCTTTACTACAAAGGTAATGCTCAGGTTCCCTTTACAGAAGAGGAAATGGTTTGGGTTGAGCGTACTAATAAGACCACAACCTTTGATGACGTTACTCAATTAGCAATAGAACTATATGGGTATGCTACTGAAAAGCAGCGACAGAAAGAACTTGAAGCGATATCTATGAATGGTGAATCTGCTGCAGATGAGCATGAGATGGTTACCAATGAAGGTGGTGAATCAGAAGGTGAAATGACTCACGAAGAAATGCTTGAAGAGGCAGCAAGACGCGAGGGTGAATGGCGTGAAGATATTGATCAGGATTCTGATCTAGACACTCCTTCATATTCTTATGGTGGGAGTTC